TTCTAAATCGAGATTTCCTCAAATCCCCAATAATTCCAGCAAGTTACGCATACTCTGCACAAACCCCAAAAAATGGGCTTATCTTTATCCAATTTTCCCCACGACACACACACACACACACACACACACACACACACACACACACACACACACACACACACACACACACAACAGAGGGTCTGGGATGTAGATACGCCCGATTTTCAGCCTTTGTGCAGAGTTCGTGTAAGTGCTTGAAATTATTGAGGAATTGGAGATTTTCTGATTCTGAAAGCTTGTAATTTGTGCGTTTTGCATGAAAAAAGCTTGCGAAGTCAAGGACTTAGGGCGAGGATCGGCTTGTAATTTATTTAGAAAAATTATCCTTAATGATTTCGCATACTTACATCCAAATTTCAATCGATGAAATCCGCTCACCCAACGTCGCCCTCCACCCTCTGCGCCCTCCACCGTTTGGGCACGCAACGTGCCTTGCGGTGCATTGTGGGGCATTGTAAGAATGCAATTGGGGTGAGCGCAAGGCTTTTTGGGAAAGCGGGGTGAGCGAGCATTTTTTGGCAGAGAGTGACGATTTGCGGCAAGCAAAAGGCTTAATGATTTCAATGCCTTACACCCCTCCCTTGCTTTTGGGGGACGGTTTTGAGCTTTTGGGGCTTGCAAGGGGATTTTGGGATGATCCGGGAAGTTTCTATCATGCTGAAATCATTAAGCTTTTTGAAAAATTTGCGCTAAGCGTGATCTTGGCATGGATAATGCAGTATATGAAGGCAAATAAAATTTTTCCCCTTTGCAGGGGGAAAAAGATTATCAACCTGCTCCCCTCTGCGGTGCACGGGGGCACAAAGAAAGGGGGTTTTTATGAATAAGTTTAAGCTGGAAGGGTTTTTTAAAGAGTTCCCGTTCTTACGGGAACTCGACGGGGTCGGCAATGCCGACTCCATCACGGTTAAGCGAGCGGATGAAAATCTGCTCGCTTGTATCCCATCCCAGTATTACTGGGACGGGAGCATGGGACGCACTGACTCAAAGGAGTCGGTGCATTTCGTCATGGCTGACGGCAGCATCTTGCAGGATGCTGTCAGTCAGGCAGGGGAGTGGGGCAGCAATTATGCCTACTCCCAACGAAAAACCTGGGAAGGGGAGTCCGTGCTGGAATCCCTTTCCCGGTTGGACGACCCAGACAGGGTCGTCTATATCGTGTGGGTGTATAAACACCTACATGATTGGGAGGGGTCGGACTACGAGTCTGACCTCAAGGTCACTATATACAAGACCCCGAAAGGGGTCAAGTATAGTGACCTAATCCGCAAGGCTGAAGAACAAGCCTTGCGGGAAGTCCGAGCTGAAGCGGACTTCTAATCCGGGGAAACACGAAGTCGTCCCCACCCCGACCCTTTGCTGAGGGACTTCAGTCGGGCGACCCAACGGGAGGCTGGAAAAAGTGGGGAATCGAAGGGAGGCTGGGATGGTCTTCGTCATCCCGGTCTCCCTTTTTTATTATTATTTTACCTCCCGAAAAGGGAGAGAAAGGAGACGAAGCATGGAAAGGAAAATTAGCTCAAAAATCGAGAATGGGATGCTCACCCTTCAAATAGGCGAGCATTCCTTGACGATCTCCGTGGAGGAGATCGCAGAAGAGGTCAGGGACGATCTTCTGCTTTTCGCTATAAGGCAGAAGATCACGAATGCCACCGGCGGCAAGGATGTCGCCGAGGCTTTGAAGATCGCTCGTTCGATCATCGAGCGATCGAAAGATGGCTCGCTCACTGCTAAGAGGCCGGCGAGCGGGATTTCGAAAGAAGCCCGTTCGGTCGCAAGCCGGCTTGATGGCTTGCCGCCGGAAAAGCGGGCTGAAGCCCTTGAGTTGCTCGAACAGCTCATCGGGGCAGGATTCGGGGGGCGCTAAGCCCCCTTTTTCTTTTTGGCGAAAGGAGGTGATGAGAATGGACGACCTACAAGAATTGCTTGCAGTCGTTATCGATTGCAAGCAAAAGGAGCAGGAGATTCGGGGCGAGCGGCTGGCTGCTGAAGCCATGCTCGTCCGAAAGCTGGCTGAAGCAGGCGAATGGCAAGCGCTCGCAATCCGATGGGGGGCGCTTGCAGGGATCGTTCGGAGATCCTCGAAGCCCTAAGCTTTCTTCGATTGCTTCTGACTTTATAGGCATCCTAATTCAGGATGCCTTTTTTATTGCTTTCCTTTCCTCCTTCCAATTCCATCATCTCTCTTTTTTCACTCATTCAATCAAACTCCAGCACTACCAAAACATTTTGGCGCAAGCAAGCGGGGGAGGGGTGGCGAAAAAATCGTTGCGCTGCTGCGCAAAAGCCCCCCCACAACGCGCTATTCACAATCTATCCGTACGGAAGCGTACCGAAACGTACCACAGCCTCCTCACTTCCTCAATACTTCCGCGCACTTCAAAACCCCCACCCACCAACTTTTTTGTTGACTTCATTGCCTTTTTATGCTACGCTACAATCAAAGCAAGCTGTCACACAACCAAAGGAGGAGAGGGCGCAAGCGCTGTTTTGCAAAAGGAGTGGAGGAAAGTGTCGACTCACGCACACGCATCACTAACAAGGCTGACGCCTCGCCATCGTGAAATCCTGCGGAGGGTGGCGTGTGGACAAACCTACACCGCGATCGCGCAGGAGTTGGGGATGTCGCGGGAGCACGTTGGGGTGATTGCGAACTCACCACTATTCCAAAAAGAGCTACAAGCGTTGGAGGAGCGTATCACCAACGCCATCGCTGACCCCGTGCGCTACCTCCGAAGTAAGTCGTTAAAGGCGGCAAAAAAGCTCGTCGATTTGATGGAGACGTCGGAGAGTGAACGGATTCAACAGATCAGCGCACTCGAAATCCTCGATCGTGCGGGCGCACCCAAAATCACTCGCCTTGAGGGTGATAAGCAACCCTCAGTCTACTTCGACAATCGTGTCGTCAAACTACTGCTTGTGAGTAAGTTGGAAGCGGGGCTTATTCCGGAGGACCAACGTGAGGAAGCCCTTCAACAACTTGCAGAGTTGGAGTCAGGAGAGGATGGGAACGGTAACGGAAAGGCAGAGGATAGGGAAGCGGATTGAGAGTGCGACCCAACCCGCACTTGAGCGGCTTATTGGCGAACGCACATCAAGCGAACAAGATGAGTTGCGGGAACGGTTGCGCGCCGACGCAAGAGCCTCCCTCTACTTCCTTGCAAAGGGGGTGTTGCAATACGACAAACTCACATCACACCTCCATCGCGAGGTTTGTGATTGGGTGCAGGATTTGAGCAAACCGCGCAAGCTCCAACTCCTACCCCGTGGACATTACAAAACAACGATTGCAACGAAAGCATTTGCTGTGTGGTTGACGTTGCAAGAGCAGGTGCCGTGGGCAGGGGTGGCGGGTAATGAGTTGCGCATCCTCCTATCGAATGAGTCGGCGACCAACGCGGAGAAGTTCTTGCTTGAGATTGAGGGGCATTGGGATCGGAACGCAATCCTCCGATGGCTCTTTCCGGAGCTGCTGCCTGACAAACGAAAGCATGGATCGAAGTGGAGTGAGAAGGCTATGACGTTGAGGCGTGAGGGGCATTGGAGTGAGGCAACGATTGAGACGATTGGCGTTGGAGGGGCTGCGCAGTCACGTCACTACGACGTGCAGATCAAAGATGATTTAATCGGTAAGGAGGCGATGGAGAGTGAGGAGGTAATGCGGAAGACGATAACTTGGTTTGACTACGCTGACAGCCTTTTCATCTCACCCGAACGCGGAATCGATGTGATTAGTGGGACGCGATGGGGACAGTTCGATCTCTACCAATACATCATCGACCACGATGGTCGCTACGACGTTTACATCCGTCAAGCCGTTGAGGATGGCAAGCCAATCTTCCCGGAGGAGTTCTCTCTCCAAGGGTTAAGCTTTTTGCGCGAACGTAACTTCGCCCACTACTCCAGCCAATACCTCAACGACCCACGCGACCCAGACCGTGTCGACTTCCGTGATTCGTGGCTTCGACGCTACAAGCTGAAGCTTGACGCGGCACGCGAACCCTACATCGCTTGTGGGGAGGAGCGGACGTACCTCCGCGACCTTGATATTGTGATGGTGTTCGATCCGTCGATGGACGAGAAGCCTTCAGCAGCACGGCGCGCGCTCGCGGTGTTGGGGATGTCACCGAGGGGCAACGCACTTGTGCTCCAAACGTATGCGAGTCGCAAACCCATCACCGAGGTGATTGAGAAGTCGTTTGAGTTGTACGCAAAATGGCACCCACGCATGCTTGGCGTTGAGACGGTTGGCAATCAAGGGTATCTTGTGGAGTTATACCGCAAAGAGATGGAGCAGCGTAGGCGTGAGGGGCGACGTCCTGATTACATCAACATCATCCCGCTCAAGACAAGCACGAAGATCAGTAAGGAGTCGCGCATTCGCGATAGCATCCAACGCTTTGGGGCGATGGGTGCGTTGTGGATCGGAGAGGATTGTGCGGAGTTTCTTGAAGAATACCCCTACTTCCCAATGTCGAAGACGAAGGATGTGCTTGATGCGGTGGCGTATGCGTTGGAGGAGTTGCGAAGACCGTATTCGACCGAAGAGGTTGAAGAGGGGGAGTGTGAGGAGGAGTTGTTTTTGGAGAGCATGAGTGCAGTTACAGGGTATTGAGGGTAAACGTAGCGGCGTCCGCTACATCGACAAACGGCGATGTTTCAACGACCTTGAGAGTGTGTTTGAGTGTGTAAGGCAATATGTCGAAGAAGGGAGGTTGGACAACCTCATCATCATTGCGGACGTCGACGAGGACGATTATGGTGGGGCAATCGTTGCTTGGTGGAGGGGTGACATGCGACTGACGAGCGCGATGGGGATGTTAGAGTTCGCCAAGCATGATATCTTTATCACAAAAACGAGGGGCGAGTGATGCCAGTCACAATTCGTAAAGTTAACGGCTACCAAGTTCGGACGCCTCACGGCGTCAAGGCAAAGAGCACAACCAAAGCAAAAGCAGAACGGCAGGCGCGTCTGCTACGTGCGGTGGACCACGGGTGGCGACCCACACGCGGCTCACACAAACGTGGGGGTGCGAAAGGGGTGAGGAGAGGTAAGTGAAAGGAGGTATAGAGGATGGCTTTTAAGGATTACGTACCAATAATCATCCCGTCGATTAAGGCGATCGTTGCGTTTGCTAAAGGGATGACTGAGGCACGGGCTGATGATGGCAAAATCTCCCTCGACGAATTCGTTGAGTGCATGGGGGCGTTGCTTGAAGAGTTGTTTAGCATCGCCGAACCGATGATTAGGGATGAGTGAGATGCACAAACCCACCGAAATCAATCGGTTGTATGAACGGTTGATGCTTAAGTTTGTGGAGATTAGGCGGTTGTTCCGCCAAATCGAGGAGCGGATGCACGAAGCTGAACGCATCGTGCTTGAGGAGGAAGGGTATGGCGATACCACCCCTAAAGCTGAGTGAAGAGGTTGAGAAGCGGTTGCTTCGTTGGCTTGTGGATGAGCTGACGTTGGCGGAGTTTGAGTTCGCGGACCGGGATGAGAAGGCGTTGAAGTACGAACGGATGTATGATGCAGAGCCGGAACGCAAAATCAAAACCTTTCCATGGTACAAAGCTTCCAACTTAGTCGCACCGCTGGCGGGGATTATGGTCGACGCAATCTACTCCCGCCTTATGAATACGTTGTGGGGCGTTGAGCCGTTTTGGAGCGTGCGGGCAAGGAGCGCGGAGTGGGTTGAACTCGCAGAGAACGTGCAACGCTTCTTAGAGTGGGTGCAGGAGGAGAGGTTGGGGTTGTATGCGGTGATGCGCCACTGGGTGATGGAGACGATTAAGGTTGGGCTGGGGGCATTCAACCTACCATGGCGAACAGTGCGCAAGCGTTACCCGCAGGAAGGTGGGGGAGTGAGGGAGCGGGTTGTGTATGACGGACCCGCGATCGAACCGATCCCGTGGACTGACCTCTACTACCGCGGTCTCCCACGCGTCATCGAAGACCCGTTGTGGTGTGGGTATAGGGTGAGGATGGGATGGGAGGAGTTGAAGCGGTGGGAAGCGTGTGGGTATCTGCATGATGTGGAGAGGGTGAAGAGCACGGCGAAAGCCTACTACTCCGAAATCGAACAACATCGGGCGGAGACGCAACAGCGTCAACCAATCACACCCGAACATTATGAGCTTTACATCATCCAGTGCGGGTTCGACATCGATGGGGATGGTGTGACGGAGGAGCTTGTGGTTGTGGTGAGTAAGGACGCACCAGCGTTGCTACGGGTTGATGGGAATAGGTATGAGCATGGGGAGCGCACGCTCCACCTCGGCACTTACTTCCCGCGCGAACACTCACTCGCGGGTGTTGGAGTGATGCACATGCTTGAGCCGTTGCAGGACGCCATGACAACCCTGCTCAACCAAACGATCGACAACGCAACGTCAGCAAACACGCTGTTGTTGAAGGTGAGGAAGGGGTGTGGTGTGAAGCAAGGCACGCGCATTTATCCAATGAAGGTGATCGAGCTCGATGATCCGGAGCGTGACGTGATCGGGATGCGGTTTGGTGAGGTATACCCATCTTCGTTCAACCTGATAGCAATGATGCGGGATATGGCTGAGAGGCGTGTGGGTGTCTCCGACTACAACCTTGGGCGCGAGTCGCCGATTGTGAGCTATGCCGCGACGGCAACCTCAACCCTTGCGCTGTTGCAAGAGAGCGGGAGGAGGTTTGACACGACGTTGAGGGAGATGCGGTATGTGATGCGGAAGGTGGGGATGCAGGTATTGCAGCTCTACGCACAGTTCAAGCCGAAGGGTGCTGATTATGAGGTGTTGGGTGAGGAAGGGAAGTATTGGATGAAGCAGTTGTTACGCTTCCCTGCTGGGATGATGCGTGATAAGGTCACGCTTGAGGTGACAGCTGCGAGTACCGCACACAGCCGTCCAATCGAACAACAATCCCTTGTATCCCTATTCGGCCTCATCACCACTTTCTACACCCGCATGGTTGAGGGGTTGGAGTTGGCTACAAGCCCACAAGTTCCGGCGGCGGTGAGGGAGTTCGCGGAGGAGGCAGCGAAGGGCGCGAGTGAGCTAATGCGTCGTACGCTAAAAGCGTTTGACATGAAGGACGCGGAGAGGTTTTTGCCTGACCTCGACGCAATCTTCGCGATGGAGTTGATGACACAAGCAGTACGAACACAAACACCCACTGGTGAGCAAGGAGGTGGTGTAGGTGGCGGAGTCGGTGGAGCTGGCACAGCTGCGGGAGGACCTGGACGTGTTGCGCAGCAGCCGTGGATGGAGGGTGTATAAAGCACGTCTGGGGGAGATGATTGAGCAGGTGGAACGGCAGGCGATGAAGCGTGGTGTTGCACAACGCGATTTCGACTATCTGATGGGGATGCGGGACGCGTTTGAGCGTGCGCTTCGTATACCGCAGGATATTTTAAACGAACAGTTAGAGGTTTAGAACCGTGGAGGATTAAATGGGTGATAAGTTTTTTGTGGATGAGGAAGGTAAGGAGCTTAGGGTGACGCTGGAGGGTGAGGATGTGCCTGAGCCGCTACGCGGCAAGGATTTGAAGGAAGTTGTGATGAGTGCGGCGGAGTATGAGAAGAAGGTGCAGGAGCTACAAAGTCAGTTGCAGACGACGCAGGAGTACATCGATCAGTTGCAGAAGCACCACCAACCCCCAACGCCATCAACGACCACAGCGGGAGCTGGTGGGACGAAGTCGGATGGGGATGATGACTTAGATGATGAGAAGTTGCGTGAAGAGTTGGAGAAAGCCCCCACGAAGGTGATTTCGACGTTGTTCGACAAACGCATTCAGCCGTTGGTGGAGACGCAAATCGAGCACAACTTGCAGGTGCAGATGGAGTTAGCGCGGCGGGATTCGACAAACTTCCCAGAGTTCGAGAAGTATGAGGAGGAGGTTAAGAAGATTCTTGCAAACATGCCGCCGCAAGCAAAATCCCAACCGGGGGTGCTGAAGACGGTTTTCGATGTAGCGAGGGTGAGAGAGGCAGATCGGATACTCGAAGAGGCACGAAAAAAGGCTGGAGTGCAGGACATCCCACCTTCACCTCCAGCACCACCGCCACCGAAGAAGGTGGAGTTGACGGAGGATCAAAAGCGGTATGCACAGGTGTTTGGGATGAGTGAGGATGAGTATGCAGAGTGGGCGAAAGCCGAGGCGGTGGAGGGTAGGGTTGCAACGGGAAAGAAGGAGTAGTGAGGAGGTGAAGAGAGATGCCAGACCCGAAAATTGACATACACAAGCTTGGGTTCGATCCAACGGAGGTTAGGGGTAAGGAGCACTACCCCGGAGTTAGATTCCGGTGGGTGAGTACTGCACACCCCACACAACTCACACGACAGCGCGCAAAGGGGTTTAAGGTTGTGGACCGGAAGGAGCGGTCGAAATTGCGCGTTACGGAGGTGGGCAAGCAAGTCGACACAACAATCAGGGTGGGCGACCTTGTGTTGTGTGAGATGCCGGAGGAGAGGGCACAGGCGATTGAGGAAGCGTTTAGGGAGCGCAACCTCGCAGTTCACCGCGAAGCAAAACGACCCTTCAAAGAAGTGGTCAAGGCGGTTGAGAGAGAGGTGAGAGGTCGTGGAGTAGACGTCCGCGATCTTATTGTGGACGATGAAAGTAAGTGATGAGTGATGGAGGTTGCTAATGGCAACAATTGCACAACAATCTATTATGGTTGATCACACCATCTCCGGCAACAGCCCACAGGTTCTAACTTTCCCAGAAGCTGCGTCGCAGACATTCAAAGCGGGGGAGTTGGTGTACCTAAGCAGTGGGTATGTGACGGAGTGTGGTGATGACCCATCCGCGATTTTGGGTGTGGCGGCAGACGACGCGCACAACGACGCCTCTGACGGCACACATGAGGTTGGGGTTTACATCCCTAACCACGACACCGTTTTCAGGGCGAATGTGTACCACAGCACTGGAGCAAGCGCTGTTACGGCTAAAACCCTCGTTGGAAACAGCTATGGGGTGTATCGCGATACCACGAATAGTAAGGTGTATGTGGATGTTGAGGATACGTCCAACCACCGCGTGATCATACTCGCGTTGAGCAGGCTGGATAGCGAGGGTGATAAGTATGGGAGAGTGTTGTTCCAGTTTGAGCAGAAGTATTGTCAGCTACAAACCACAAGCTGATGCGGTTTGGAGTGGAACGAAGAGTTGAGGTGACGTAAATGGTTATGCGGACAGGAGCTTTCTCCGACCTCTTAGCACCGGGGTTGAGGAAGGTGTTTTTTCAAGAGTTTGAGCTGGTGCCACTCGAATACCCGCGTGTGTTCAACGTGATGGACAGCACTCGGGCGTACGAGGAAGATGTGAAAGTTAGTGGTTTAGGCACAATGCCAGAAAAGCCCGAAGGTAAGGGTATCACCTACGACGCACCAAAAATCGGCGATAAGGTGCGTTACACCATGGTCCCATTCGCGTTGGGGTTTAGAGTAACGCATGAGATGTACGCCGATGACCTTTACGGACCTGCGAGGCGTATGAGTCAAGCCCTTGCACGCGCAGCGCGCTACCGGCAGGAAGTGCAAGCGTGGGGGGTGTTGAACGATGCGTTTAGCGGTTCGGTCTATACTGGCTTTGATGGACTTGCGCTTTGCCACACCGCGCACACCCTCTTGCGTGGGGGGACGTACGCGAACAGACCCAGCACCGACATGGATTTGTCGGTGACTGCGATGCAGTCAGCACTCAACAACATGGAGATGACCCCGGATGATAGCAATATGGTTATCGGGGGGCTCGTCCCGTCGTTGGTGCTAATCCACCCATCCAACAAGTGGGTGGCGAAAGAGGTGTTACAGTCAGAGTACAAACCCTACACCGCCAACAACGAGATCAACCCGTTGAAGGATGAGGGGTTGCAGTACATGATCTGCCATTACCTGACGGACACCGACGCGTTCTTTGTCCTCACACGGCAAGGAGTGCACGATTTGAACTACTTCTGGCGCGAGCGCCTACGGCTTGAGAACTCAGACGACTTCGACACTGGTGATGCTAAGTTCAAGGCTTACCAGCGGTTGGTAACAGGCTTTGGCGAGTGGAGAGGCGTTTGGGGTACGAGCGGGGCGTGAGGGCTGGATTTCATTGAATGAAATTCGGGGCGCACACGCGCCCCTCACACCCTTCGGGTTTGGAGGTTTGAATGTCGAGATTAACTAAAACAGATGTTGATGTTGTGTGTAGTGTAGGGTCGGAGAATCATCCCGGTGTGGGGATTCTCCACGTTGAGTCCCACGACACCTACTTCAGTTGCCTTGCGCTCGATGTGAACGGCACTACCTACTACTACTGGCCTGACACGAGCGGTGGGTTGCGGTATGGTACGAATAAGCCCACCGTTGCGACGCAAGACAGTGCAGGGAGTGCGGTGTGATGTGGTTGGTACATCGACACGATGAGGGATCTTGCTTGCGTTGGGGACTCAACTACCGACGCCCTGCGGGTCCAGCGCGGCGTTTTACCCGCTTCGCGTTGGTTGTGGTGATCCCCCTCACAATCCCAATCCGTGCGTGGCGTTACGACTTTGATACTGAGCGAGTCGTGTGTCGGTGGATGTCGTGGGCGTTGCGTGCAGGGGTGCGGTTGAGGGGTCCCAGCGTGCAGGGCAATCGGTTTTGTTTCGATCTCGCAGTGGGGCGAAAAGCGTGGCATTGACCGAGCTTGCTATAATGTGTTACAGCGGTGCTGAGCGTCCCAACACCCCAGCAACCGCCGCGGTGAGGGTCGGGAGGTTGCTCGAAAGCATCCTTTCCGACCCCATCTCCCCCCGCCGAATCGTCGTCTGCGACGACGGACCGCGCCACGAGAACCCCGACGCCGTGGTGGAGCTCGCGCGTGTGTGTAAACGTTGTGGGGTTGAGTATGTGAAGGCTGGGAGGTGGTTGGGTGTGTCCGGCAACTACAACCTCGGCGTTCGTTGCTGTCTTGGTGAGTGGGTTGCCCTCCTCTCGGACGATCAAATCGTCTCTCCCGGGTGGTGGGAGTATATGGTGTACTTCACCGAAGCAAACGCACACCTCCCGCTTGGGATGGTTGGGTGGTCAGTCATTTTTGCGGAGGACCTCATGCGTCATGGCATACTCACCTCGCGCGAGGAGTTCTACACCCACCGCGACTGGCAGAAGGGGGTGCATGTGGGGATGGATTACGAGTCGAAGTGGGGGTGTGTGGCGAGTCCGCGTTTTCGTGGGCACAGCTCTGGCTCTGCTTTTGCGCTAAAGCGCGAGTTGTGGGTTGAGATGGGAGGGTTCTTTGAGGACATCTACCAACCCGACGAGGATTTTGGTGATTGGGTGTGGAATAGCACCGAGTGTTGGTGTGTGCAAGTGCCAACCCCTCCAGTCTTCCATTATGGTGGTGGTTCAAGTTTTGGGGAGCATGTACACAACCCTGTCTACGCGGAGTGTGCCGCAAACTGGACGAAGCGCCCCCATGGGGTGGGGGAGACGTTTGAGGAACGTGGTCGTAAGGCGGCTGCTCGCATTGAAGCAACACCAAAACCGTCGTTTGTGTGGTTACCATTAGAGTATGCGTGTTATCGTCGACATAGGAGCGGGTGAGTGTCGGATGCCCTTCCACAACGCTGCGTACTTCGCCGTTGATCGAAGGATTGAGGTGGGACCGGACGTTGTCGCAGACATGCGTGCGATGCCGTTCCGTGAACACTCAGTCGACACACTCTACGCAAGCCATGTGCTTGAGCACCTGACCCACGACGAGGCGAAGCGAGCGGTGTGGTGGTGGTCGTGCTTGCTGCGCGAGGGTGGTAGGCTGCTGCTGACAGTCCCCAACCTCGAATGGGCGTTCGTGAATTGGGATCGTGACCGCCACACAGCGATGCGGGTGTTGTATGGAGGGCAGAACAACGGACTTGACTTCCACAAGTGGGGGTATACTCCACACACACTCCACAAGCTTCTAACACACAACGGCTTTCGCGTCGTCAACATGACGATTCAATACTATCAAATCAACACGGAGGCAACACCATGCACACCATAAAAATCGGGGTCCCGTCAGGCATCGGCGATATTTCGTGGCTCATCAGCAAGCTCATCAACGCTCCTCAAAGCAGGATTATGATTGAGGTTGCGGATGGGTGGCCATACCGCGCAGAGGACTACATTCGATTGCTTGGAAGCAAGTTTGAGTTTGGGGGTTACGGCGATTTTGAATATCGTGACATCCTCTCCTTCGAACAACTCAACCCCTACACTTCTTGGAATGATGTCGTCGCGCGGGGTGCTGGGCGATTTTTGCTTCAACCCAACCACCACCTCGAAAGGGGTAAACCTCTCCACACATACCTACCCGATTTACACACCTCCTACCACTACGCACTCCGCACGACGCCTCAAATGCACGAACGGGCACTCGCCTTGTTGCGTGGCGTCCCGAAACCGAGGGTTGGGCTGAGTGCGGCAAGCTACCGCGGTGCTGTAGCATGGAAGACGTGGGGGTATGATGAGTGGGTGGATTTGATCAAGCGGGTTGTGGCGGAGGGGTTCGCAGTCGTCCTGCTGGGCGGCAGTTGGGATGACCTAACTCGTGGGCTCGAAGGGTGCAACTCAGGGGTGTACAACATTGTGGGGCGGACGACGTTTGGGGAGGCTGTGGAGGTGCACAAACTGCTCGACTTCTACATTGGGTTCTCAAGCGGGTTGGGCATCATTCGCACGGTGCTTGGGTTGCCTACCTACATGCTTTGGCCTTCGCACCAACAACCCCTAAGCATTTCGTGGGCGGACCCCATCGACCTCGCGACAGGCAGGTATGTTGCGTCGGGCTACGGCGACCCTCGGATGGTGTGGAACGTACTCAAAGCTCAAATGCGTAAGTTTGGAGACCAAAAGAATGGCTGATGATTTAGGACGCAATCCGTTGTACATCGACACAGCGTCTGCTACAGCAAAGACGTTGATGGATGGCACAACTACGATGAAGTTAAAGATTAACCAAATCGTGTGGGTACAACCCACATCTGACAACGATGAGTGTGAGGTACAGCAAGCGAATGGTGATCAAATATACAAATTCGATCCCGCTACCGCTAACGAGAACCAAACCATTCGGTTTGGCACGAAGGGGTTTTGGAGTACGGGGTTGAAAGTCCCCACACTCGACTCGGGTCACTTGCTCGTGTTCCTGATGTGATGTGAGTGGGAGAGTGGATGATGGATTGGGCACAAGAAGAGTTAGAGCTCGAAGCACAGGTGCATGACCCCGCGGTGGCGTTGCGTGGGTTGGCACTCGAAGGCGCAGCGAGTATGCAATACCTACAAGACTCAACCGACGACGTCACCCTCACAGCAGAGCCCGCGTTGTCAGCGACGCTGGTTGGGGACACAAACACCATCACGATGCACAGCACGTTCCTTGCGGGCACACTCGCACAACAAGTCTACCACGTCGACGCCGCAGGGGTGGTGGGGTGGACGCCTGACCCAGTACCAAAAGAGAAGATTGCGGATGACACAGGCGTCATCACACAAGACCGTCTTTGTTTGCGTGGGGTGCAGTTAGAAGGGTTCAACCCAACTGGGTTGTTTAAGGAGGATGAAGAGTGAGGGCGCACTACTTCAACACCATAACCGACCAAGCAGGTAACGCGCAAGCGAACGCAACCATCACGGTCTACCTCGCAGGGACGGACACACTCGCAACAATCTACGATTCGGAGAGTGGTGGGAGTGCGGTCGCGACGAGTCAGGTAACAACCAACTCATCCGGCTACTTCGAGTTTTGGGTCGACACCGACGACTACGACGAGCTCACACAAGAATTTAAGATCGTGATCGAGAAGTCGGGGTTGACAACGCAAACAATCGACTACATCAACATCTTCCCCATCGCTTCCCACACCCACACCCACCTCAAACCATCGTATGATTCGACGACAGCCTTCCAGCTCCAACAGGCGGATGGGACGTATGTCTTCAACTTCGACTCCCTCAACAAACGCATTGGTGTTTTGGTAGATGCGCCGTTGGAAGTGTTGGATGTTGATGGCTCGGTGCAGGCGCGTGGTGTGGCGGACGCGTACGCATTTAAGACCTATGGCACGTTTTGTAAGGGCTACGGCGCACTTGGCTTAGGGGCGTCGTCACGCGCGGCGTTCGCTGCGAGTGTGAGTGGTGACGCCTACCCTCGCGTGCAGGTTGATGCGGACGGCACGGTGAGGTGGGGGAGTGGGAGTGCGGCAACGGACGTTGCGCTCAAACGTTACGCGCAGGACATTTTGCAACTCGAAGACCATCTCAGGTTGTATGCGAACAAGCCGGGGTTGAGGATTGCGGGGAGTGAGGCAGGTGCGAAGGAGTTTAGGATTGTCGAGGATGCGGGCGTACTCCGCTTTCAACTTAACCTTGGGAGTGCAAGCGAGCCGAGATGGTTTGACTTCATGCGGTTTGATAGCTACGCGAGCCTAAACCGCGACGGGTTGCGTACGCACGTCGATAAGGTTGGGAAGGTTGTGCTGGCGGCAGACGTCAAATCCGACTACTTTGAGGCACTCGAACAGTGGGTTCGACGAGTTGAGGAGGACGCCTCGCGGCGGTTGGTGAGCGTTGTCGACGACACCTCACCCCAGCTTGGAGGCGATCTTGATCTCAACAGCCACACGCTTCTATTCAAGGTGTCGTTGCCATCCGATGGTGATTTCACCGGCATTGTGTTTGACGACGTCACCGCTGGGGAGGCGTTCACCGTTGGGCAAGTTGGGTATTTCAAGAGTGATGGGAAGGTGTGGAAGGCTGACGCGGATGCAGAAGCAACGACGAAGGGGTTGCTGATGATGGCAACAGGCAGTGTTGGGGCGGACGCGCAAGGAACGTTTTTGTGGAAAGGTACACTCAGATCAAGCGCGTTCTCCTACACAACAGGCGACGAGCTCTACGTCTCAACAACCCCAGGTGTTCCGACAGCAACGAGACCGAGCGGGAGTGGGGATGTTGTGAGGATTTGTGGTTGGGCTGTCGCGAGCGATACGGTGGTGTTTGTAGGCGATGCAGCGTATGCGGAGGTGGCATGATGAAGTATCCGAGTGATTGTGTGACGATTGGAGACAAGCTTGAGTATTGTTATGCGTTGGAGGAGCGGCTGCGGCGGCTGCACAATCGGGTTGGTGCGTGGCGTAGGGGGGAGCTGTCGAAGGAGGAGTATTTGAAGTTGCCACGGTGTGTGAAAGCCCAGTTGCCTGCGTGGAAGCCGCGGTTAACGCGCGAGGAGTGGGGGCGGTTCGTCGTGGGTGTGTTCGAACCCGCGTACGAGCGCGTTGTGTGGGCTGAGCTTAACGCGTTGCGTGAGCAAGCACGGCACAAAGCACGCTGGCAACCTACAGAGGAGGATGTGGTAGGTGGCAGTTGAAGATTTTACGACATACACCGAAGTTGATCCGAACGGTCACATCACCGTTTCTGCCAACACAGTGGACGTAAGCGCTTTGGGTATGGATGAAGACGCGTACGTTTACAAGGACTTTGGGGTTGACCACTTCAAGGGTGATTTTGAGCACCTGCTTGATCTTACCCTTACATCTGGGAGTGGTGATGGAGCATGGGCGCTGGCACACAGCTTGACGAACCTTGTGGACGATTGGCATACCATACATGCTGGTGGTGGTGACGAGCTTGGCGTTAGCTATGAGTGGGATGAGGATACGGGGAAGTGGTATATAAGACTCCACGAGGTCGCATCAGGGTCTGGAGCCCGTGACGATAGCTCCACCTATGACGCAGACAGCTTCTACCTCAAATTCAAACGCGACGAGTCTGTCGGCACTTACGGCACTCTCTACTGCTACATCTACAGTGATGCCGCACGCACGAACTTGCTTGAAACCTTAAGTCTGTCGTTGCATGCGAAGACAGATTTCCGATACTGCTACGCAACGCAGTCTGTTAACCCTGGGTATGATCGCTGTGTCACAGCAACCATAGCGAACCTCGACCTTCAGTCGGAATGGTCTGGAAAGTTTCTTGGTGTCACATCGCCCTTGAAGGCGTTGGGTCTTACATCACCCTCCAAAATCATAGGAGTAAGCGGATGAGTCGTTTTCACCACTACGGTTACATCGCCGACGAAGCAGGCAACGTCCAATCAGGCGCAACGGTCACCGTCTACCTCGCAGGCACAACCACTTTAGCAACAATCTACAGCGCGGAGAGTGGTGGGAGTGCAATTGCATACAGCAAGGTAACCACCGACGACGATGGCTATTTTGAATTTTGGGTTGACGACTCCGACTACGACGCAAAGTCGCAAGAGTTTAAGATTGTGATCGAAAAAAGCGGGCTGACGACACGCACGATTGACTACATCAACATCTTCCCTCTTCAATCACACGTCCACACCCCCACCGAAATCTCTCCTTACTCTGTCACCGAGACCGAGTTTTCCTACCTTCACGGCGTCGCCGCACCCATCCAAACACAGCTAAACGCCAAACTCCCTTCACCATCCTCACCCGTCAAAGGTGCGGTGATGTACTACAACGGGTCGAGTTGGGTTGTGCTTGCGCCGGGTGCTGACGGACAATATCTCAAATCGCAGGGTGATGGGCAAGTACCGACGTGGGACACACCCACGAGCGGTGGGGGCGATATGCTTAAGAGTGTCTACGACGCTGATGATGATGGTGTGGTGGATGACGCGAGTGCGATTGGCGGGATTGAGGTGGATGCAGCGTCGTTCACGCAAGGCGAGTATCTCTATTATGACGAGGCGACTGGGAAGATCATAACATCCACAATCGCAAGTGCGGTGTGGTCGACAGTTGAGGGCGACGCTACAAGCGCCTACTTTGCGTTGAGTGGTAATGTTGGGATTGGGATTGCCTCCGGCATGACGGGCAAGCTCCACGTCCACGGGGGTACAGGTGCGGTGGTGAGCGGTGATGGGGGTGCGGCGCAGGTGACGCTGTGGCACGACAAGGGTGGTGTTGACTCGCGTCGGTGGCGTATACGTACATGGGCGGACGGGCTTGAGATCAAGGACGCAGACTGGGCTGTTGGGAACATGACGTTCTTCATCGAGGTTGGGGATGATGAGGTGACGGTCGACGAACCTTGGGCGTTCCAGATGGCGTCAGGCAGTGCGGGACAGCTCCGTTTAGGCTACCCCCTAAAGATGGCAGAAGTCGACCCTTCCACCCTCCTCTCTCCCGGTGTAGGTAGTCGCCTCTATGGACGTCTCTACATCAGCTCGGATGACCACAAACTCTACTACCGCGACTACGCATCGAACGACTACGACCTAATCGCCGCCGCGAGTGGGTTGTGGTCCACAGACGCAAACGACTCGCTGAACGCCAGCTCGTCGGTCAAGCGCGTCCGCCACACAAAGGACGTCAACTGGACCCCTACACAAAACACTCTCTACCGCTACCCCAACTACAACATCGAATACCTATACGGGTCGTTGCTGACGTCCGACCACACCTACGGGGGCAGTACTGCGGACCCAACAGGTGTTGCAGCATACTACGCGAAGGTGTGCTCCAACATGACCCACCGACAAAAGAACCGCACCGCAGCGTTAATCCACGACTTGCACGCACTCGGTCCCGCTTACAACAACGCTACAATCCTCTCCTACGCTAAGATCGCGTATGATGGTGGTGATGGGTCTGACGACCAGCATGTTGACATGAATGTTGTGACGTACGATGCGTTGGTGGAGGGTACATCACTTGGGACCTACTACGGCGTACAGGAGGGGCAACTTACGGTAGAATCAACGGCGGGAGGGGGGTCGTCTTGCGTCGGACAACACCGCATCCTCGTGCACGACACTGCTTCATCCAAATGGACTCACAACGGCATCGTAATGGCTGTGATGACAGATGATCCACGTTCGTCCTACGACGCGTTCAGAGCAGATTCGGCGTTCATCATCCGCGGCAATTGGAAGCGTGTGCTACGCCTGCAATCCGCCGACGCGGCTTCCCGTGGTGGGTACATCTTCGCGCCGAAGGCGACGCTGTCGGAGTGCGTTTTTGATGTGGCTGGGGCGGATATCTCTACCAACATCGTGCTAAAGATGGCGGAGGGGCAACAGCTCGCGTGGGACACTTCCTACACGGTGAAGAAAACGAGCAGCGCTCTTGGCTTCTTCATCCCATCCTACAACGCCTACATCTCACTCTCAAACGGGTTGTGGGTGATGGGTGGTGGGGGGCTTGTTGCGTCGGGCAAAAGCTTACGCTTCCAATCTGGAGGCGCACTCTCCGGCGGTGCAACCCACATCACCTCAACTCTCGGTTTGTCAATCCCTAACACCTACCCTCTCCGCTTGTATGGGGATACTACCAACGTCGAACTCCAAGGACGGTATGAGACGGTGTATGGGTTGATGGTGAAGACTGGTGGGGTGGATCGAGTGTTCATCCACCAGAACGGCATCACGTTGATGGATGACGCGTCAGCGGGCATCATGCCGGAGTCGGACAACACAAAGAAATGTGGTGGACCGTCCAATCGGTGGACGGATGTGTATGCCGTGAACCTGCATGGGACACTCTCAGACCTCGAACTGACGGATGTTGAGTGTTATGCGTGCGGACGGCGTTTTGCAGTGGGGGATAGGATTGTGTTTGTGGTGAAGAAGGGACCTGAGCGTCAGGCTGACGGACAGTTCAAAATCGCGACCGTTCCAGTATGCGAATGGTGTAGGAGGACAGCACATGCTTAAGAGTAAAGTAGACGAGTTAAAAATCCGTGTTACTGACCTAACACGCCAGCTTTCTGCTGTGAGCGTGCAGCTCACATCACTCACCCAACAACGCGACGCGCTCATCAACGAGTTAACGCGGACGCATGGTGCGTTGTCTGTGTTGGAGGAGATGGCGTCGCATAGAATTGAGATGGAGGAAGCAGATGCCACGGAACGTACGGATCACGGGGGAGGAGTGGGTTGAGTGTGATGTGTGTGGGTTTGAGTATCCCAAGTCACGCCTGTCACGCCAACACCCGATTGGGGGAAGGACGGATGGGTATGTTGTGTGTCCGCGGTGTGCAGACAACCCCGGACACCTTTACTTCAAACGCTTCCTGCGTCTCCCGGATGAGAATGAGCCACAGGAGATTAAGTGATGGCGTACACAACAAGTGACCTACTTGCAGAGTTGCTCGTCGCGGTGGGCAACCGTGCGGATGATGTGTTTGGAGAAGCGTGGCGGCTGCGCAAACTCAACATGGCGTATCGGGAGTTGTGGAGTGGCATCATCCACCCGGAGTTGGAGCGGCGTGTGTATGGGACTGTTGCAGCTGAGCAGCGAGTCATACCGCTCCCGTCGGATTGCTTTGCCGTCATCAGCGTGCGCGACCACACCCGTGGCTCTCGGTTGAAACCCATCACATACCGCGATCTCGACAACCGGCAGTGGACTACTGGAGTGCCTGCCTACTACGCACGGTATGGGTTGAACATTGAGATCGATCCTTATAGCGACGACTCTTGGGAACTAAAGTTGAGGTATCAACGTCGTCCACCCGACCTTTCTGCTACACAAAATTCGTTGTTGGCAGCGGAGTGGGACGAGGCGATTTTGCTTGGGGCAAAATTCAGGGCGTTTGACGATCTCGGTCAGATTGATCGATCGGTTAAGGCAAAGAACGACTACCTTGCGTTAGTGCGGTCGCGCTTGACGCAACTCGAAAAGGAGGCGGAGGAGAGTGATTTCGGGCTTGAGATTGCGGTTGAGTAGGGCGGAAAGGGAGTGGATGTCTCCGGAGGATTGGGAACACGTTCCCAACTTCACCCCTGAAGAGTTGGGGGCAGTGGATATGAACAGGGAGTTGATGTTCAAACTGCAGGCGTTCCGCGACGCAATCAGACACCCCGTTGTTGTGCATTGTGGGTATGAGGATCGGCGTGGCTACCACGGCAAGAAGATGGCGGTGGACTTTCACATCAGTGGGCACAAGGATTGGTGGAGGCAGTTTGAGTTGTTGTTGCAGGTTGGGTTCAAGGGCGTTGGGTGGTATCCTCAGTGGAACAACCCGGGGTGGCATGTTGACGTGCGAGAGCACTTGTTGATTTGGAGGAGGGTTGATGGTGTGTACGACTACTTTGTGAGGCTTGTGTGAAATGATTGCGATTGAGGGTGTACTCGCAGCGAATGTTGCGGTGCTCGCAGCATTACTTCGCTACGTTAGGCAAAACGGGAAGGTGTGTAACCAGCATGACAAGATGTGTGAGACGATCAACGAAATTGCACAAGACGTCGCGTTTATCAAGGGACGATTGAAGGAACGAGACGTACGGGGGCTCGAATTTCAATAATTGAAATCTTAAGCAAGAGGTTGAATCATGCCAACATTTAGCATTGATTGGGATAGTGCGTTTGAAGCAACGCCGAGTGGGACAGAGTCCCTCACAAGCGGGGATGATCGTATACGGGAGCTGAAGGTTGCGGTGCGCGAAACTTTTGAAGTCGAACACGGTTCGATGGACGGCGACGACACACGAGGCAAACACACCCCGGGTGGTGTTGGTGTTGTTTACCGTGGCACTGCTGACCAAATACAAGTCTATCTCTCCTCAACCGCACCACCAGACGGTGCGCTCTTTGACGAGTCGGACACCGGCAAGGTTCGGCGCTACAACGCCACCACTGGGTCGCTTGAAACGATCGCTGTCAGGGATCATGGGGTGCTCGACGGACTCAGCGACGACGACCACACGCAATACCTCCTCGCCGACGGCTCTCGCGACCTATCTGGCGTCGTCAAATATGACTCACACCCAACATTCGACACAGACGAACAGCTTGTCGACAAAAAGTACGCGGACGACAAGGCATCGAGTGAGGCGTCGGCTGTTGCGGTGACGAAGTATGACAGTGGGTGGTTTGCTGTAAGCAATAATGCAGAGTACACCAAGGCGCACGGACTGGGAGCAATCCCTGATGTTGTGCTTGTGCAAGCCGCCGACAGCGCCTCTCCCACCACAATCTACCAACCAACTGTGGCTGGGGATGGGCGAGAGAACTGGACCGCCCCCCACGAAGGTTGTCAACTCAAATGGGATGCAACCAATGTTGTGCTCAAAACGTTGGAAGGTTACTTTCAGTGGGGTGGTACGAAGGCTGATTGGGCGTATGCACGTATCACAGCAATAATATGGCCATAAGATGAGACGACCACGAGATTCCAACTACCTCTACAACCTAACAGGGCGTTATCAACCTCGCGGTGGAGGCAAGCACACACTCCTCAAACCTGGTGAGCTGGTCGTGCACCCACTCCGTGGACTCATGTACACAGTCCCACCCTCCGACCTACCACTGGGCTACCTTGCAGTGTGCAAAAACGTCCGTCCTTACAAAGGGGAGTTGTTGAAGGTACCGGGGTTGCAGGTGTTCTACGACACCCCGCTTGACTCCGACGTGCTCTACATTGATCAGTTCTACAAAACCGACGGTTCGCAATACCTTATGTTCTTGTGCCAAAAGTCCTGCTACTACTACGACCTCACAACCGGCGTCGCGACTCGCCTACCGTGGTACTACACCACCGGTACTGCCACCACCGACGGCACTACAACCGTCACTGGTAGTGGCACTGCGTGGGCGAGTGAGGTGCGAGTCGGCGATCGCTTCAAGATTGACTCAGAGGGCACATGGGTGACGGTTGCTGATGTTGTTAGCAACACCGAACTCACCCTCACCTCAGCGTACCCAGCACACTCCAGCGCGTCGTACACAATCGACCGTTACTTCGGCGGTACGAGTGAGGACTTCTTCGCTGCGGAGGTGTTCAACGACAAATTTTTGTTCAGTCAAGGCGTCGACCCCGTGCTGTACTGGGACGGCTCAGCCTCCGCGCTCCAACGCTTGAGTGCCGACTGCCCCCCAGCTAAGGTGATCCGCAATTTTGCCGAACGCCCCGTCATCGCCCACACAGTCGAAGGCGGCACAACATACCCCCACCGTGTGCGGTGGCCAACGATTTCTGACGAAACTGATTGGACGGGGACGGGGTCGGGGTATGAGGACCTCCTCGACACCTCCGACTTCATCACAACTATGGACGTCCTCGGCAACCAACTCATCGTCTACAAGGAACGCACGATTGTGCACGGGTATCGGACAGGCTACACCGTCCCAGCCATCACCTTCACAGGCACAACAAGGGTGCATGGCGTGGGGTGCTATGCGCCACAAGCGTTTCTCAACCTCGGCGATGAGCACCTTTTCGTCGCTGCCGACAACATTTACTCCTACAACGGATCATCACTTGATTATGTGGGTGAGCCAGTGAAGGAGGAGTTTTTTGATCGGCTGAACCCTGAGAAGTTGGGGATAATCGCATCCCTCTACACCGAAGAAACGAACGAGTGGTATGTGTTTGTGCCGTATGGAGCATCGACGCAGCTGAACTGGACGTGGGTGCTCAACCTAAAGGATGAGACTTACGCACAAGGCTCTATGCCAGTGCTCACAGGCTTAGGATTCTACCAACGGGAGGAGTCGGCTACGTGGGATAACGTCAGTTGGACTTGGGATACTGCACCCGGACGCTGGGATGATCGCAGGTTGGGTGCTGGCAACCCCACCAACCTCGTCGCACTCAGCGACCGCAAGATTTATGAGCTGACCGACGAAGCTCTCTCCCACAACGGCACTGCTTTCGAGGTTGATGTGCAAACCCCTGATTACACAGCGAAGAGCTTTGGGTATGACCCCGACCACCGTATAACCATCAGTGAGGTGGAGCTGACTTACACCTCCACCACCCCCATCACCCTAAGCTGTGCTGTCAGCACCGACGGGGGACACAACTGGACGGGGGAGCAGGAGGTGACGCTTGAGGCGGGGGAGACGTATGAGGTCAAACGCAAAACCATCTACTTTTGGACCACGTGCGTAGCTTTTAGGTTTCGCATGAAGCAAGAGGAAGCGTCCGAAACGTTCCACATCACCCACCTAACCCTACGCGCGTTGGATGCAGGGAGGGTTGGAGAATGATTATAAGCACACCATTCCTACCATCAACCCCAAAGGAGTTGGAGGATGCGCAGGTGTTGCGATTCTTCGACGAGTTGCTCTTCGCACTCAACTCCCACTTCCGTCACCTTGCTGATGTGCTAAACGGGCTTGTTGAGGTGCACAACCTCGCATCCTACTCCTTCTCGACTGATGACAGCGGTGCAGCGGGGACGGAAATCACAATCACTCACGGACTCGGTCGTATACCCACCCACTACATCTGGAACATCGACAGGGATGGGGTGGTGTATGATTCGAGACGGGGTGATTGGACCGACTCAGAACTTTACGTTAAGTGCACAGCAGATAATGCTAAGTTGAACATTTTAATTTTGAGGTGAAGTATGCTACCACAACCACCTTTACCCCCCAACGTTGAGCCTTTGGTGTTGACGCCAGAAAAAACAAAGTTTTTGTGGAGGATGTTTCAAAAATTCCCACAAATCCTACCCAACCACCTCAGAGGGGATGTTAAGTGGTTTATGCAACTGCTCACCGACCCAGAGTCGCTGTGGTTTGAGTTCCAGAACGACGATGCTGAGTGGGTGGGGGTGATGTGGTGCAACAACATCGTGGTGGGGGTTGATGCAGAAGCGCACATCTTCTTCTGGGACAGGAGGCTTAAGGGTCGGGAGGAGGTTGTGAGGGAGATGATCGGTTGGGTCATACAAACCCTTAACTTACAACGCCTTTCAACCTACGCGCCCGCATATGCACGTGCCACCATCCGCTTCATTAAGCGTGTCGGTTTGGTGGAAGAGGGGGTGGTTAGGAAGGCGTTTCCGCACAACGATAGGTTGTATGATTATCACCTTTTTGGTGTTTTAAGGGAGGAAATTGAAGATGGGTGGAGGAAGCAAGAGCAAGAGTTACAGCGGTCCGAGCAGGGAACAACGGCGGTTTCAGAGCCAGTATCTGTTCCCATACCTCGCACCGAGGGTGGGCGAGAGTTGGGAGATGTGGCCGGGTCCGTACGCGGCACAGCCAGCCCCGTGGATGGGCGCGACGGAGTCAGCATACCAAACCTTGATGGACAAGCAAGCGTGGCAGACGCCACCTGAAGCGTCCGCCGCGCTGTCGGCGATGCTGGAGACTGGGGAGCCGTTCGACGTCTCTGGCTTATACGACGCACTCCAACGGCAGTTGAGGACGCAGCGCGAGAGTGACCTCGCGCAGTTGGCAGAAACCTACGGCAGACCCGGCAGGACGAGTGCGGGGGCGTACGCGGCGGGGGAGTATTTAGCAAAGTCGACGGCGGACTTTGACCGTCTCCTTTCAGAGATTGCGATGTCGTCGTATGAGAACGCGATGCGGAGGCGGATGGGGGCGTTACAGTTAGCCCCCACCTACACACGCGCGCCTTATGAAACGTTGGCAATGCCCCTACAGGCTGCGTTGATGCAAATGTCGCCGGAGGACGTCGCGATCCAACGGCAGATTGCTGAGTATGGACGCACTCAATACGGCTTCTTGCCCTACGCGGTGCAAGCAAGCGGTGTGGGGATGCCGACCTCGATCTCGTCAACCACAGGACCTTCCCCGATGTGGGGGCTGGGTGGGGACATTGTTGGTGCGGCGATTTTGGCCGCCGCACTTCGCAAACCGAGCCCGTCGTTTTAGATTGAGAGGTGATGCATGTACGGAAGCGGGTACTCCGGCACGCCCATCACCGACGCGGTGATTGCGGCGTATACGATAAAAGCGAGGGAGAGGGAGAGTGCACGACAAGCCACCCTCAACGCCCTCGCTGCACTCAACAACATGGGTTACGACTTCTCCGACCTCCCTCAACCACAATTCAATCAGTTTGCAGCAAGAGTGGAGCAGGCTACGGATGGTAGGGTTAGTTTTCCGCGTGATGAGGCTGGCAACTACGTACGCCCACCCAAAAAGCTTTCCAAACTCATTGAGGAACGCATACGCAAAGACCCGGCGTTGCTTGAGTCAGCTGCTGCACAGGCTGTAGGAGGTGTGACGGAAGCGATGAGGTTTAGAGAGACACAAGCTGGGGAGCGGTTGGAGAAGCAGTTGCAGGCGCAGCGCGAGGTGGCAACGGGGAGGGCGAAGGCACAAAAGGAGTTGCAGGAGGAGCGGCTGCGTGCGCAAAAGGAGATGCAGGATGAACGATTGAGGGTGCAAAAGGAGTTGGCAAGGAAGGCGAGGGAGTTACGCGAGCAACTACAAAAGATGGATGTCGAGTCACGCGAAACGATTGCGCGTGTCAACGCGGCTGCGAAGGCTGACCCACGTGCGAAGATGGCTGCGGATGCACTCGTCGCCTTCTCCGGCTTACCCACCGAAGCGCGCAAAGCGATGTTACCGTGGTATAACACCTACGTCTTCAACCCACAGGGGTTTGAGTTGTATACGGAGGAGCACAAACTCTGGCCAGATGCGTGGGGTGTGCGTCCACTCCAACAACCACCACAGCCACAAACACCACCGTCATCGCCACCGTCGGCGGACGCGTCGGTGGAGGAGTTATTGAATCGTGCAAGAAAGGTTACAGGAAGATAGTCGGCTTCGGGACGTTCTCTCCGAGATTGAGAGGTTGACCAAGCTTGGTGAGGAGGGGCGTCTTGACGACCAAGGCAAGCAGATACTCACACAACTCACCGACTACGCGGAAGGGGAGGTGCGAGGTAGGGGGATGAGTGAGGAGGAGTTCGACCAATACGTGCAGGAAACCCCGTGGTGGCAGGATGTGGGACGGCGTGTGTGGGACTACCTCAAGGAGGGTCCTGAGCGGGCACAACGCACCGCACAACAAGCTGCTGAGTATGGAGAACGGCAACTCCGCACCGCAATGAAAATCCCAGCGGTTGCAGCCGCTGCACCCCTTGCCGCGATGCAAGCGCCTTCGGCAGCGATCCGTCCGCTCGCAGAACGGTTTGCGGAACACTGGATGGAGCCGGCCCGACGCCACCTCCGCGAAGCGGGGTTGAGTGAGGCGGAGATTGAGGCGATGTTGAAAGAGCCAATCGCAACACGCGCGGGGTTGACAGGGTTTGCAGCCGACGCGGGGTTGTGGACAGTTGCCCCACCACTACTACGTGGGGTGGCTGCACGTGTGGTACGAAAACTGGCTGAGATGAAGGTTGTGAAGGATGTGGAGGTCATGGCTAAGGGTAAACCGTGGTTGCGTGCGCCTGTGTTCAGACCGCCAGAAGCGAAGAAGACTCTGCCGGAGGTCAAGGGGTGGCAGTTAGGGGACTCGAACGTGGTGTTGAAGCCTGATGGGACGGTTGCGGTCGGGAAGGCGGTGTCGGGTGCGTCTGAAGGCAACAAGCGCGTTGTGGTTGGGTATAGGTATATACGCAGTCGGCCTGAAGGGGAAATCTCCGCTGGGACGTTCTACTACGTCGAAACCCCATCGTGGTGTGATCCGCGGTGGTACAAGGCAACGGAGCTTGAGTTCAAAAACCTGTTAGAAATCCCACAAAAGGAGGTTGAGCCGTTTGAAGGAGCACCAACGGAGTACCTTTGGTATAAGTGGTTTAAGGGAAGGGATTATGTAAAGGAAGCCGAAAAGCGTTTCAGCAAACCATTCAGCGAGATGGATGGTGAGGAGTTGATGCACGTCGATCAGATGGTTGCGCGCGAAGCTGTCGCTCGCGGGTATGATGGTATCAAGTACGGCGAGATGGAGATACAAGACTTACGTGGGCTCACCCACGACGCACCGATGGAGGTGCTGAAGGTTGTCAAGCAACGCGATGGACGCCCCCCAGTCTACAACACCGACCTCGAAGCATTGCGCGCGATTGCAAAAACACCGGTGCAGAAAAGTGTGTATGATAAGTTTAGGTTGAGTAGGATAGACTTCTCAATCGAGACTGCCCCACGCATGTTCGAACGCATTCACCCAATCGCACGCGAGCTTTTCTGCGATCCGATGGTTATGACGAACGCAGGGTGGAGAAGGGAAATGAAGGCGTTGGTGGAGTGGGTCGATGGGGAAGGGAAGAGGTTGGGGTTGCGCAGTAAGAGTTGGAAGAGAATTGGTGCATACGCGATCGCAAAGCAACCCGGGGGGTTAGAAACGTTGAAGGTGATGCGGGTGAAGGAGATTCCGGGTGTCGACACCGAACTGGCTGAGAGTGAGAAGTGGATGTATGAAGCGATGCGTGCTAAGCTCAAGGAATTCTACGATAGAGTGAACGAGGCGAGGGTGCTCAACGGCAAGGAGCCGTTTGAGGAGGTTGAGGACTACTTCACGTTCTTTCGCACGGTTGTGCGGGGTGCAGAGCAGGGCGTCAGTCCCATCACAACACCGACCGAGAAATTCTTCAGGCTCGCGAGTCCACGCTTCGTGCACGAAACCACACGCAAGCGCAGCATCGAACCGCTTGAGCTACGCGCCGACCGCATCTTTAAGATGTATAGTGAGCGCGCGTTGCAATACATCCACACTGCACCCGCTCACGCACGGGCACGAGAGTTGTTGGGAACGATCCCAATCAAGGATGAAACGGGGAAGGTCGTTGAGAGGTTTTCGTTGCAAGAGTCCAACCCGCACGCCTACCGCCTTATCAGCGATTGGTTGAATAGGCAGGTGGGGGCGGGGACGGTTTCGACAGGCCCGCTTGACCGCGCACTCCTTACCCTCAATCGCAACATCACCTTTTCTATCCTGAGCGCAAGCTTCCGTTCTGCTCTCATCCAACCCACAGCCATCCTACACGCAGCAGTCGAAATCGGACCGAAGTACACATCACGTGGGATTGCGGAGGTGCTGCTCGATGCAGCGCGCCCCGCGAACGCACGCGCTACACGCTACGCACTCGACCACAGCAATGTGCTCATCGGACGGGAGTTTGACACCGCACTGCACGACCTCACGTCCAACCTTGGGTTCATCACAAAAAGGATGGCGGCTGCACGCAGCCCCGCAATCAGGGCAGCCGGGACGACGGTGGGGCGTGCACGGTTGCAGATCGGTAGGGCAGGTATCGCACCCTTGCAATACCTCGACATGCTCACCGCAAAGGCGGTGTGGCTTGGTGCACACGCGCACGCTGTTGAAGAGTTGGGGTTGAGTGGGAAGGCGGCGTTTCGCTTTGCAGATGATGTTGTTATACGCACCCAAGCCAGTGCTGCACGTACGGACATCGCGCCAATCCAAGCGCATGCGCTCGGACGTGCCCTCACCCTCTTCCAAACCTTCGTCATCAACCAATGGGGGTTTATCACGAAGGACGTGCTTGGAGTGGGTAAAGTTGGGATGAGTATGCGCACCCGCGTCAACAAGCTCGCAACGCTTGTCGTCGGTGCGACGTTGCTAAACACGTTCTATGAAGACATTCTGGGCATCCCCTCACCATTCCCCACACCTTTCAACGCACTCGACCGTGCGCTTGACGAGGGTGAGCCGTGGGAGGTTGCGGTGTGGAGGGCGGTGAAGGAGGTCAGTGAGGTAGTGCCCGGACCTGGGGGTGCGGTGAGGTTTGGGAGTAGCCCGTTTGGGGCAGTTGGAGAGCTGGCTGGTGCGGTTACGTCAAAGGTTGCTGGATGGCCGCCGACGCGTGCGACGTGGCCGGAGATTACTGGGAAGGCGATGGGAGTGCCGGGTGTTGGACAAGCCAAGAAGGTTGTGTCGGGGGCAAAGGCAGGGGCGACGCCGTGGCAGATGGTTGTCGGGCGTACAGAACCGTTACCACAGAAGCCTGCTACGTCGTTGGCAGAGCTGAAGAGGAGAGTGTTACAAAAACAACGATGATGGTAGGAGGTGTGGTGTGAGGGTGACAAGAAGGTTGGGACGGGTGAAAGCTGGGACCCCCGAGGGGTTCGCGGCAGGGTTGGGTGGACGAAGGATTCGGTCGCGGGGTAAGGGACGGGGGCTTGGTAGGGGCAGGGGGCGTGGACCGATTGGAGTTCCTGTTGGGCAGAAGAATTTCATTAAATGAAATCCGCATGGAGGCACGATGCACAAATTTGCGTTAATCTCAAAATACGGCGACTTCTTACCCATCGCGTTGCGTATGGCGAAGCGTGGTGATGACATCCGTGTTTACATCCACGACCGCCACCACAAACAAATGTACGACGGCATCCTCCCAAAGCAACACACCCCCGACAGCTTTTTTGAGTCCGGGCGTTATGTCATCTACGATATGAGTGGGTTTGGGAAGGCTGCGGATCGCGCGATCCAACGCGGCCACCCCGTTTTTGGGGCGGCGTCGCTCGCCGACTGGCTTGAGCTCGACCGCGCTGGTGCGATCAAGTTGTGTGAGGAAGTTGGGATTAAAGTGCCGCGTGCGAAGAAGTTTTGGTCGAGTGATGTCGACGGTATGAAAGCGTATGTGAGGAAGGTTAAGCGCAGGCTCGTCCTCAAACCCTGCAACAACGCGTCAACCGACCTAACGTACGTCAGTTCGTCGTGGGAGGACATGCTGCGCGAGCTTGACATCATCCGCACCCTCTTGCCCCAACAGCGGATGCCTGTCGTGCTTGAAGATTTTGTTGGGGGTGTAGAGTTGTCGTTTGAAGGATGGTGGGATGGTAAGCAGTTCCTCCGACCGTTCAATTGCACGTTCGAGGAAAAGAAGTTTATGAATGGTGGGTTGGGCCCCAACACTGGCTGTGCCGGGAACGTTGTCATGACCGTTCCTTCCACAACCCCGCGCATCTACGAAGCTACGCTTCAACGCATCGAGCCAATCCTCGCTGCATCACGCTATGTCGGACCGGTTGACGTCAACACAATCCTCGACGAGCATGGTGACATCTACTTCCTCGAATTCACCCCCCGGTTCGGCTACGACGCGATCCAAACCATCAATGAGTTGCTCGACGAACCGATCAGCAACCTCATCTACGATATGCTTAACGGCACTGCCCACCGCTTCCCCCTTTCAACATCCGACTTTGCCGTTGGCGTTCGACTCTCAACCCCACCCTACCCCTTCGCAGGTAAACCAAAACAACACCGCATCGGTCTGCCCCACCGCGCACCCGCGCAAATCTACCTGAGTGATGCAATGCGTATCGGGAAGGAGTATTATGTGAGTGGGGCGGATGGGAATGTGTTGACTGCGGTGGCAAGGTCGCCGTCGATCGAACGCGCGGCGCAAGCCGTCTACACAACCCTCGATGCTGTCGAGGTTGCAAACAAACAGTATCGCACTGATGTGCACAACCGCGCAATTGAGCAGTTGCCGTTACTCGCCTTCTAACGCTTCGCCCGCTCACTTCTCGAACAGTCGGAGTAAGGTCAGTCATCGCTACCCCCTCTCTCCTCCTCCAACACCTCCGACAACACATACCCCCGTCCTCCCTTCAACCTAACCTGCACAACCTCCCCCGACTCAGACAACAACCCGATCGCGGCGTTGAAGTCATCGCGCGTCATCCTATACCAATTTTTGCGCAACAACACTGAGTGAGGCACTACACCCCCAGCTTCCTTCAACTGCTCGCGCAACCTCGCGATGTGTTCTGCTTGCACATGCGTACCAAACCCCGCATACACCTCAGACATCCCAGCCTTTATGTTCTCGACCGCCATGATCGCAGCTTCTGCCTGCGGCACATCCACCACCAACCCCTTACCCTCACTCACCGCCAACACCATCGCGATCTTCAGGACGTGATCATGCTCTCGTTCAAAAAATCCGTCAAACCGCTCATCTTCGGGGGGCTCGCGATTCGCATACCACGCTTCGAGAAACCTCACACACTCCTCCGTCACCACAAACTCCCCTTTCAACTTCCGCATCTCCCGTAAGTCTCGCGTCAACTCTTCATACAACACCAACTCCTCCTCCCTCGCGCCGTAGAACAGCGGACGCTTACGCTTCTCCCCACCCGTTACGATAATCAACCGCGCCATAAACCCACTAAACAACACCTCCCCCACCCACTTCGCGAGCAGGTCTGGTACGGTTGCACCTAACAAATTCAGGCAAACATGATACAACCTATCCACCCCCTGCGTTTTTGTCACCGACGTCCAAAGGTCAGGGCAGAGGTAGATGCTTGTCAGGGTGTTCATCAAGCCGTCAACCATCGACTCCCTGCTAAACAACACCGCGGCTTCGCCGGTGTAAAGAAACCCCGCGGCGGGCTTCACCACCCCTCCATCCTCATCCAACTCACACTGATTATGCAAATACCGCGTCAGCGCGGCATTCGTGATCTTCTCTCTAAACACCGTCACCCCCACCTCCTCAAGGAGTGGAATTGAGAAGTCAGCCGCGCTCGTTTTACGCTTCCCCGACTTCGCTACAAGCAAGATGTACATATTGGGGTAGAGCCGATACCCATGCCCTGTGTCAATCCACACACTCCGCTCAAGCACACCTGCGATGCATGACACCCCTGCCCAAAAGTGGAATTGCTCATTCGCCTCGCTGCGATGGGTGTAGCGAAGATAACGTTTGAGCCACGACTCCTTCCTCATCCACAGCCTCCGTACACCTTCCTCACATCCTCCATCTCCAACCAATCCTTACCAACTTTGATGTCGGTCGGGATGCACAGCATCCTACTCCCACACCGAAACTCCCATTCAAACGCCCACTTCACAATCTCCGCAACTCTCCTCACAACCTCCGCATCATCCACTGCTTGCAGCAACACCCCATCGTGAATCTGCACCAACCACTCAACCTCCACCCCTTCAGCTCGCGCCTTCCACCACGCCCTCACCATCGATCGGTTCAGCCAATCCGCAATCGTGCTTTGTGCGACGTGCGCATACCCCTCTTTGAACAAATCCTCACCCATCGCTCCGGTGAAAACCCTCTTCCGACCAAGCGGTGTCACGAGCGTCCTGTTACGTTGAAGCTGCTCGCGGATTGAGCGTTGGTAGTGATTGCGGATGTTGGGGAAAAGGGCGTGGTAGCGTTCAATCAACTCCCTCGCTTCAGCTACGCTAACATCAATCCCACCATACTTCTTCGCAACCTCCACAAAGCGTTCTGGACCAAGACCGTAGTTCCCGCCATGCACTGCACGTTTGCCCAAATCATACTCACGCTCACTCACCTCATCCTCACTCTTACCATAAATCATTGCTGCAACGACACGATGCACCTTCTTTCCGCTTTCAAACACCTCAATCAACCTCTCCTCTTCTGCAAGCCACGCCACCACCCTCGCTTCAGCCTGACTCCCATCGGGGTACATCAACACCATCCCCTCATCCGCAACGAAAATGTCACGCAGTGTGTGCGGGATTGTTTGAATATTCAACCCCTTTCCCCAAATCGTCTTTCCCGTTGACCACCTCCCAGTTTCCGTCCCTCCCACCGACACACCAAACCTCACCCTGTCACCGTCGAACACTCCATCGTGTAGGTAAGAGGAGATAAGTTTGCGTGCTGCACGAATCTGTTTGATCAGTTGGAGTTCCTCCAACTGAGGAAACTTGAGCGCTAACTTATCAAGCGCGGCTTCGTCCGCCGTCACCTTCCTCTCACGCCCCTTTCGTTGCTTTGGCAACCGCAACTCATCATACAGCAACTTCTGCACCTGCTTGGTGGAGTAGACGTTAACCTCCCACCCAGCCTTCGCATCCAAGCGCTCCTGCGCACCTCTCACCCTCTCTTCCTGCACCCTCTTGTGATGCTCCACTCGCGCAAAATCAACCCTCACCCCACGGCTCTCCATCTCACACGCGGGACCCAACTGCGGCATCACCCCACCAAGAAAAAGCTCCAACAACCCAGCTTCCTCCAACTCACACCACTGCTTCTCCTGCACCTCGTATGGCACTACGCAATCAAGACAGTTGTAGCGCCACCACGAATGCGGATCATCCCCAGGTTGCCAATACCGACCCTCGTGCTTGTAGTAAGGGATGTCGGTGTAGATTGAGGTGAGGAAGTCAAGCCCGCGCGGTAGTTCTGGGTAGATGGTGTGTGATGCAAGCATTGTGTCCCACCACACACCGCGTAAGCGATCGTGTCCTCCCAAGAACTTCAGTTCGAACAACGCATTCTGGATAATCTTCTTCACCTTCCCATTCGCCAACACCTCCATCACCATTTTCCACACCTCCGCTTCCTGCCTCGCGCTCGCCCAATAACTCCCCACTCCCGTATCAAACGGGACGCACATCGCATATCCCTCATTCACCGCAAACCCCACACACGCAACCTCACCCCGTAGGGTTTCGATGTCTACTGCAACCTTCTCTGCCCGCATACACATCCCCAGAAAATCCTCCGCCTGCTCAAACTTCGGTGCTGTAACCAATCTCCGCATCTTGCGTCGTACTTCCGGAAACGCTGCTTCGCGGACAGCTTTACGTAGGTCGAAGAGGAGGAGGGGGTAGAGTGGGATTTTCCGTTTCTCATACGGGTGCTTCATGTGGGACGCGCGCACAATCGCGGCGGGGTGGAAGGTTGGGATGACCTTCCCGTATGGTGACTCCAACACACTCCCCCTCCACGCCATCACCCCATCCTTTTGTGTGAGGGTGCGAAGCACATCATTCCCCAACGCTATTATCACATTCGGCTTTACTGTCTGCAACTCGGCGTATAGCCGTTGCTTCTGCTCCCCAAGGTCAATCCCCACCTCATGGAGGCGGTTGAGGTTGTTTGCAGGCGGGCGGTATTCGGAGATGTTTGTGACATAACACTGCGAGCGAAGCAACCCAGCGTGGTTCAACGCACCGTCGAGCAACCTCCCCGCAGCGCCGACGAACGGCCTACCCTCCCGTTCCTCTGTCGCTCCGGGGCCCAACCCCACAATCGCAATCTTCGCATCCTTCGGACCTTCGGCTGGCACTCTCCTCAACTTCACCATCACTCACCTCCCCAACGCGAGATGATGTAGTCGCAGATGTAGCAAAGCAACGCCGCCCACGCCACCACTCCTATCAACATAACGATCGCGTCCATCACTCACCCCCCTCCACAATCTCCAACGCCTTTGCATACATCACCTCATCACTCTCACACCCAACCGCAACGCGGTCGAGCTTCCGTGCTGCACGAAGCGTGCTCCCACTCCCCGCGAAGGGGTCAAACACGCTCTCGCCGCGCACGGTGCTGTTCTCAATGAACTGCATAAGCAGTTGGACGGGTTTTTGTGTGGGGTGGATGGGTTTGCTGACGCGGTCGTAGGTGAAGACGTTCGACGTGCGTTGGGCGAGCTTGCGACCCGTACCCTTCTTGCAAAAGAAGATCGTCTCATAAGCCGAAACATACTTCTGGTCGACAACCATCGTGGATGACCCAACCCTCTTATTCCAAATTAGGGGTAGCCAGTCAACATCCCACCGCTTCGCCAACATGCGGTGTACCCGATCATAATTCCGCATCGCGAAGAAGACATAAACATGCGCATCCTCAACCAACACCTGATCAAGCAGTCCAAACGCCTCCTCCATCAACTCAAGGGCGTGTTGCTGTTCGTCCCACTCCGTGTTGGCTTCTTGAAAGCGCAGGTCGCCGAGGTCAACCCCCCAAGGTGGGTCTGTCACGCAACAATGGAACTTCTTACCCTCATCAACACACCTCCGCATAAACGCCCTGCAATCCTCGTTCACAAACACAACCCCTTCCGGCATCTCCGAGCGCTCTGCCACACGTTTCTCCCTCAACGCAACATCCATCATCTTCTTCACTTTGCGAAGCGCAGTCGTCTTCTTCTCTACACTCGCCAGCTCCGGAACTTTTTCAATCAATGCTGCAAGCTGTAGGTCTTGGCTGACTGTGCCAACACTCACCCCAAGCAGTGCTGCGAGCTCCTGCACACCAAACCCTCCAACATACCCCCTCCCACTCGTCCCATGCTTCTCTTGCATCAACCTATACAACTCCCGCACACTCTTCACCTTTTCCGGCCACTCCAAGTCCTTTCGTTGGATATTCTCGACAAGCTCTATCTCACGCAACCCAAGCTCATCCACATCGTCAAGAACATGTGCATCAATCTGCTCCCACCCCAACATCTCACACGCACGCAAACGCCTAAACCCCGCAACGAGGTTGCCCTCACCATCAACAACAATCGGATGCACCAACCCATACCGCTTTATCGACATCGCAAGCGCGTTGAGATCCCCAACATCCTCCCTCACTCTCTCGCCAACCCTAACACTCTCAAGCGAAACACGTTCAATCCTCATCACACTCTCCTTCCTCGATGTATGCAAGAACATCATCCTCCCTCACAATCAACAACCTCACTCCTCCAACTTCAATGTCAGCCCCCGCATACTTCCCAAACACAACCCTCGCTCCAGCTTCAATCAACCCCTCCCGCACAGCCGGTCCGACAGCCTGCACAACCCCAACCTCCGGCCTATCCACAGCGGTGTCGGGCAACCAAATGCCGCCCTTCGTGCGGTTCTTACCCTCAACTTCTCGTATAATCACCCTATCTTGCAACGGGATTAGTCTCATACACATCCTCTTTTAGCGAAACGGCATGCTTGCCGAATTTCATTTATTGAAATCTCCAAACAACGAAAAGGGAGTGTGTGCATTGCACACAACTCCCCCACCGCCTTACATAGCACCCAAAATCTGAGCGATCTGCTCACGCTGTTCCGGCGACAAGCTGTCGAACCTTTTCGCCAACGCCTTCGCATCCTCGCTCAGTGGGCGTGGTCGAGACGCCGCTCTTCGTGCATCCTCAACAATCCCCCTTGCAACCCACCGCACGACCTTCTCCGCATCCAACTCCATCACTTCATCCATGGTTTCGGGCACATCCACCACCCCAACAACCGTTCCCTTACTCTTAACCTCAACTTCTCTCACTTTTTCACCTCCTTTCATTATAGGATTTTCGCAGCATGTGCCGCACACGCGCGTTGCGCGCAGGGACGGAGGGGGGATTCGAACCCCCACGGGGACCTTCAGCCACGAGTAGCAGTCCCCTACGCTCCTGACCTAACGAGGTGTGGCTCCCCGACTCGTGTTCGCAGCGTCTACCGCGGCCTGTGGCCGCTTTTTCCGCCACTCCGTCCTTCCACTCCCACCCCCTCACCTCCATCGGGTTGTGGTGGTGGGGTGCTCCCTTAGCTGTCATCATCCTTATCACGCCTTAGCACAAAAAACTTGACACATCCATTCTCCACTAACCAAATCAGCATTTCAGCACGAACATTGGGTTCAGTGTCAGACTCAAACCACGGATCATCCACCAAGTTTGCATTCCCGATACGATATTTTTGTTTTTCGTCCTTCGCCTCGTGCACAAACGAAGGCAAACACTCCCCCAACTCTCGGCAAGTGGGAGCTTTAACAAAGTGCTTTGGAGCTTTAAAGCTTTTCCACGGTCTTATGATAGCTATTCTGCCTTCTCTCGTATTCCAATACAGACCACCTCCATCTTGAGGATAACCAAGCTCTCTTAACTTCTTACACAGTTCCAAACTTGGAACTTCTTTTTCGGGATTCCAACTCATTACTCTACCCCCCGAGGAGGGCTTTCATTTTGTTACCTCCAAAGGCCAGAGGCGGGACTCGAACCCGCACAGCAGCTTTACAACTCCGACAGGGCATTGCTTCTGTGATTGCAGACCCTCCGCCCGTGAGTATCTGCCTTGAGACAAGCGTCTACCAATTCCGCCACTCTGGCCTCACTCCTCACATTGCGACATAATCCACGATCCGGTTCGTCTTGCGCGGTCTCCCACCCTCTGGTGTGTACTCCTCAACATCAACCACCGCTTGGCAAGACAACCCAACCATATCTTCGGTGTTGACAGTCGTCCCACTCCAACTAAACCCCGTCGCGTCAATCATTGCCTGCATCTGCCGCCCACCCCACATCGGGTGGTCGAACAGCACTCTGTTGTTGTAATCGGGGTGGTTAATCACCCTCCACCGCAAGTCGAACACAAGGTTGCCCTTCTGGCTGGTGTGCGTCTCCACCGACTCCAACTCCACATCGTAGGTGTCTGGTGGCAGCGGTTCGATCTGTGCGGCCTCCTCGTGCTCCTCTGGCGTCATTCCCACATCGATTTCTGGCATACTACACCTCCTTCTTCTTCCGTCGGCGTTGCCGACTCAATTGTTTTACCACACTCCACCCCCAACAGCGCATCCGCCATGTTGGCGAGTTCGTCGGGGGTGTACTCAACATGCATCACGATCTGCACATAACACCCACAATACACACACTTAAACACCCCACCCCACACATGCTCCAGCCTGCTGTGGATGCGGCAGCGGCGGGGGTGGAGTCCTGCCACGACGTCGCTCACTGTGCGCCTCCTTTCTCACGCTTAGCGCGGAACTCTTCCACACGTCGCATGATCTTGCGGAAGCCCACATCCTCCGGCAGCTCCCACCGAACCCTCATGTCCGAAATCGTCACATCCTCCACATCCTCCGTTAGCCCCAACATCCCCAAGCGTGACTTTGCGGTGAAGATGCGATCAGCCCGCGTTTGCCAAAGGTAGCGTGTCGATCGCTTCCCGTCCCTGCTGGTCACCAGCTCCGACGACGCGTGATACACCTCGTCGAAGATGCCGGGCAACGCGTCTGCCAACTTCCCTGTCGTCAGGGGCAACATCCACCCACGCCCCGTCCCTTCCTCTTGACGGTATTGTTGGTGTGCGGTTGCTGCAACATGCTTCTTCATCGCAAACGCGAAGTGCAACACATCCCTTATGATCTGCATCTGCCTTCCCCACTCGGGCTGTGTCGGACTTTGCCCAAGGTGGTTGTTGCTCCAAAGCACGTATGTCAACGCAACCTCGCTCAACGTTGTGATGTCGTCGATTCCAATCGACTTTATGTCATCTCGTTGAGAGAAAAGCGTAATCGCCTCCCGCACTTGCTCCCACGCTCGAACGTATATCGCTCCCTCTGCTGCCCGTGGCAGCACTCTAACGTATTCGACCTGCGTCTCGTTCGCTAAGGGTAGCAGCCCCCCAGCGAGGTCGACAACCCCCACAGGTCGCGGCAGTGTACCCAACCCAACCGTCTTCCCCGCACCGCTCTTTCCATAAAGCAAGGCGTGGATGTGAAACTCCCCTGCCATGATTTTGTCGAGCAACGACGCCGCCTGTTTCGCTTCAAGCGGGATCAGCTTCGTACTCACCTCCCCAACCACCATCGGTTTCGGTCTGAAATCCGCCATCTTCATTACCTCCTTTCTCTCCATCGCTGTTAAACCAACACACCCGCTCACCAACCCGCCGTCTCCGCGCTACCACCACACGGTCTCCATTCCACACCCCCTTCGCAACCACTTCGTCAAACTCCACCACCCTCACCTCCGTCGCGATACGACAACCGGCTGCGGTGTCACGTGCCAACGCAACCGCTGCGTCCTTGCGGGTGTAGATGTGAAAGCCAGTGTGGTAGGTCGGAGCACCGAACGCAAAAACCACCCCATCACGCTGATCATCCTCCCACACCCTTATAGGAACATACACATTACCCCGACGCCAAGACGCATAAACTTTCGCTGCATAAAGTGGAACAATACCACCATTCTTGACCTCAAACACTTGATACCCCTTTCGCCGTGTGCGGAACTCCCCGAGCTTGTCAAGGCACATTCATCCCACCCCCTTTCTCCTTCATCATCCGCCGATACGCCTCCTCCACAACCTGCAGCAACCTCACACCCCACACATCACCACCCACATCAGGGGCAAAAAGCGTGCCTTCTCTATACGAATGCAACCGCCACTCTCCCCCATAGCTGGCGATGGAGAGTGAGCGATCACAACACTCATTCAACTCCTCCACCATCCTCACAAAGCTGCGCCTACGCATCCCAACCACCTCCTCAGTTCAATGAAGGTTCAATAAACCGCTCGCGCACGACAACCACCTTCTTCCCTGCCCACCATCCACGCGCCACAACCTGTCTGAAGCGTACCCGCCGCATCGTAACCTCTACACCGCGCTCTCGTAACCACTCCATCCATCGCACTGCGTCCTTCTTCCTAACGAATAGATGAAACCCAGAAGGGTATTGGACGGTTACTGTTCGCAGAATGTGCGTATGCGGTCTTGGGTCAACCTCCCACACTCCCTCCTTCAACGGTAGCCGCCCCCCGAAGTGTGCGTAATGCCACACGAGGTAAAGTGGCCTGATCCCATCCTCACCCTTCGCATACAACTGCCATCCACGCTTTCGTTTGATACGAAAGTTGTCCAGCCTTTCTAAACACACACTCTCACCTCCTTTCTAACCGTTCATCCAACCACTTCAGCACCCCCACCAACCCCCCAACCAACCTCTCGCCATCAAACACCGCCGGTAGCGGCGTCTCGCATGTCCCCCCACACTTCGCAAACTCTACCACTCCCTGCACAGACGCGATCGGTATCACTTCAAACGCAACCCCACAATCCTCAAGCAACCGTCGTGCCTGCGCACAATCGTCACAGTTGTAGTGGACAAACAGCCTCACTCCCGTCTCTTCTTCCATCTCCACAACTCCTCCAAGTGTCGTAGGATGAACAAATCCCCAAACACAACCCACACAAACAGGATCGTCAACGCCGTTTCGGCGAGTTCGTTGTGGGTTGCACGCGCAGCTTCCCAGAATAACAGCCACACAAACGACATCTCACACCTCACCTTTCAACAACATCTCTCTGAACCGCCTGACGAGTCCAGAGATGTCGGCAGCAACGCTCCCCAACTCCCCGGGCAGCGCGTCGAGCAACGCAGATAACGGTCGAGGCGGCGGCATCTCCCGGGCTTCATGTTGCGTCACCACCCCTTCTTCAAGCTCCGTACACACATCCACCAACCCTGCGAGAGCTTTGCGTACTTCCCACAACCGCTCCTCTATCAAGGCGGGTTTGGACGACGACCTCTGCGGCTTCAATTCGACACTCCCTGTTGCCATCTTAGCCTCCTTTCCACATTTTCGTTAAAGAGCTTACACCTCTCCCCACCCCGTTCAAACCACCACTCTCCACCCTCCTTTACAGCCCAATACGTACCATGATACCGCATCGCGAACTCCAACTCCTCCCTCGACCGCTCCCTCACCGGTTGTGCCTTCACACCCTCTGCCCACTCACTCATCTCACCTACACCCATCCACACACCCCCTGCAACCCCCGCTGCAACAGTTAGGCACAAGCAACATCGTCGTACGGCTTCCATTCGTTCACCTCAAACTGCTCTTCCACGATGCGATCACGCATCTCCCCGTGCGTGTTGCACAACTCGATGTACTCACACCGCTTGTTATACATAAAGCACGACTCCGTGTTCTTCGGCCACTCCCCTATCCTCGCACACCCCCCAATCTGCCCACACCACCACCGTGCTTCACACTTCCACTCCTCAACCTCCTCCGGCGAGAAGGTGACAACCTTCCGCTCCACCCCCCACTTCTCTACACCCTCCCTCTGCGCCTTTTGCGACGCTGGCGTCGTCTTGATGAGGTCAACGACAGCATCCCTCACATCCTCACCAAGCAGTTCGCGACACGCCCACACATACCCAGTGAATTGGGCGTTTGGTCGCTCAACAAACATCCAAGGCGCACTCGTCGTTTTCCAATCAACAACGTAGAGCTTTGGCGGGACGGTTGCGATGCGATCAATCCGCCCACAATACACCACATTCTCCGACAACTCAAGCGCAAACCCCACCTCAACACAATCCTTATAGGTGCGGAATGGGTCGTTTGCGAACCGCTCACAATACGCCACCACAATCTCCGCACCCACTTCGGGTGTGCGCCTTGCGTCCGCCTCCACACCCCCCGCATCCTTCCATGTGGGTGCGTATGCAGCGACGAACGCCTTCACAGCCTCTGTCACACCCTTCCCCCGATAAAACGCTTCGAGTGCGGCGTGGATTGCAATCCCAAATTGTGGTGCTAACGCTATCGCCTTCGGTACGAGGTTGCATTCATGCCTGAAGTAGTAATACCGCGGGCAACGTTTAAACGCTGCCAGTGTGTAGTTATCAACTATCATCCCCTCCCCTCCTCCAGTCTCCACACCGACGTAGTCCCTTCGGTGACCAAAAAGCGTTTGATGCGTGGGTCGTCGTGCGGACCGGCACAGTCGGGGTAGCACGTTGCCCTCACACAATCCACACACCCCAACGGCTTTGGTTTGTGGGGGTTGCGCAACCTCCACTGCTCCATCGCAAACTCCCGCATCTCCTTGAGATCCGCAACAGCCCCTCTCAACCAACAACTATCATTATCCCACTCCATCCCTACCTCCCTCGCTTTTGCGTAAGCACGTTCCGTAACTCCACAAGTTCCTCCTGCGACATCCCCTTAACCTTTGCCACGAGCGCATCGAAGGATGCTTGCACATCGCGTTTGTTTGCTACGCGACTGTGCCTTTCGCGACTCCGGCTTTCTGTCGGACGCAAGCGCATTGCTCGCAAGCTTTCCACCTTCTTCCTCAACCCCACCCAATCCACCTCCACCTCTGACTCTTGCACATCGATCACCGAACAATCGTCTGGGTTTGGGTGGTTGAGCCACTCCTTCGGCACCGCCCCCTCCACAAACGTCAACCCGTCCGCCCCGAATATTACACGCACGTTGCCTCACCTCCTTACCTCTATCTGCAACCTCATAAGTCGCTTTAAACCTCTCGATTGCCTTCAACGTCCCGCTCGAAGGTGCACCCTTCACAACCTTCTCCACCCCCCACACCTCCAACACCTCCCACGCCCTACGCAACATCGTGCGTTGTGGAGCAGTGAGGCTGGAGTTGCGTAGCACGCTCACCGCACACCTCGCCCGCCACAGGCTACCACACACCCACACCCACCCCCCGTTTTGATGAGTGCGTGTGTGTCCACCACACGCCTGCCGTAGGCGCTTGAGGAGTTGGGGTGAACGGGCTCGCACCCTCACCCTCACCCGCGTTGGTGTGGTGTTGAAGACAACCGCAACCTTCATCTCCACCCCCGTTGGTCTATGCGAACCTCGTTCAGCTTCCCCCTTTTGTCAAACTGCATATTCGCCCACCACAACACACCCCTCAACCCTTCCCACTCGCTCCGACTCATCGTGAGGTGCCCAAGACGCTTTCGCGTCTGTTTCTGCGTCGGTCCGGACACCTCCACCGCAACCAAATACTCATTGCCTTTGTGCAACGGTTTAAACCAAAATGTGCGCATCCTCTGTTCCTTCACCTCTTCACCTCCTCTGGCAACCCCTGCCACCACCTCACCAACTCCACCACGGAGTTGAACCATCGTGGGGCAGCTTTCCGTTCCCTCTCCATCCCCTCACTCTCTCCAGCCACCACGAACTCACACACCTGCAACACAGCATCACACCGCGACGCAATCTCTGCATACCCACGGAGATAGTGCTCACGCGCCGCCGCATCATCATGCCCATCCGTGTTTAGGTGGGGCGTTACGCACGCAATCCCTTGTTGCCAAAGCCACTCGCTGGTTAACCGCAGCACTCCTTTCACCCCCTCCCGCTCCTTCTCGGTGAGGTTTGCGTAAGGGGCGCTTAGCATCACAACGATCACTCCGGCACCTCCCCTCTTAGTTGTTTTTGTACAAAGTGCGACAGCAACCCCGTCACCTCCGCATACAGTGCTTGCGCGACGTTTGCCATCGCTTCCTCATCCCTCACATCCTGCGCCAACCCAACATCCACTCTAAGCGATTCGTAGTTGCCGAGGTTGACGGTTTTCCCAATCTTGATCTCAACTCTTTTCACACAAAACCCCTTCCTCTGTCGGTGTGCCTTCCACCGGTTCGGCCGAAGGCCGTTGCACGCTCTCCACAGTCTTCCGACGGCTTGGAGGCACACAAAAAAACTCCACCAGTGCCCTCCGCACAAGATGCGACATCTCACCTTTGAAGCGACAACGCCGCTTTATTCGTGCGTAGAGGGCGTCCTCTACCTCAATGTGAAGATGCTTCACTCTAACTCCTCCTCGGTCACAGCATCAGGTTCAATGCACTGGCGCTGTGACCAATTCCACAACTCCCTCACCGCCCTCGCCCACACCGTCCCCTCCCCCAACCCCTTTCCACGGCTGGGTTGGGTGTGATACCTCCAGTCCTCCACCAACTCTTCAAATGCGTGGTGGAGTTCGATGTGGCGAGCACGATGTTTGCTTTTGCTGTTGCTATTCACACCACACCCCCCTTCACCTTTTGCTCAACCCACCCCTTCAACTCCCCGAGTGAGTTGAACACCGTTTTGCCGCAGTGCGGGCACACAAACCACTGCTGGGTTGCGGTGCGGCTCGTTTTGGGATGGAAGGAAAACTCACTCGTCAACTCCCCCATCACAACGAGCCCCACAACCAACAGCTTCTCACTTTTGCGACCACAATACCCGCACTCGAACATTTACACTCACCTCTCTGTATCGACGCTCACCTTGCATGAGCTCTCCACAATCCGTTGAGCGAGCCACTCAGGCACGCCCTCCCCACTCTCGATGAGTGTGGTCACGATGGCGTGCCACCTCATCAAGCACGCCTCACCCAACAACTGGAGGGTGCAGGCGTGGTGGAATGGCACGCCCATACGTTTACACAAACTCAATGCAGTGCTATACGCACTCGGTTTTCCGTTCATGTGCACCTCCTTGCTTCACTCGGTCAAGAGCATTGTTGATTGCATTGTTAATTACCTCCCACCCCGCTTCAAGCATTGCGTTGACGAGGTCATCCTCGACCTCTCTCAACAACACCTCCGCACCCTCTTTCGTCATCTCAACCCCACACACCCACGCCTCCTCAAGGACGTCGTCCGGCGTCCAAGCGACCCTCACTTCCATCATCATCACCTCCTTCCAGAACCATCCACCCGCCGCACTCGCACCTTCGCCCGTTGTAGTAGCGAAACACATCGCCCCTCTTGTACTCCTCGACGTGCCCGCACTCCACACACTTCCAGTGCTGCTTGAGGTCTTCGTCGATCGTTGCCTTCATGCTATGCACCTCCTTCCGTCCGCTTGCGGGATTTCAAAAAATGAAATCCGCTCACAAGCCTTCTTCAACGTCAACGCCGTTCGTTGCCACGCATCCCCTAATGCGTGGTCTTGCCAGTTTGTGCGGACGTGTTCCTCTTTCAAGAAGCACACCTCCACAACTGCATCAATCAGGGTTGTGATCCCGTAGCGATCTATGAGGTCTTCGACCTCTTCGACCACACCGATGCTGCCGATGTGCTCCTCCACCTCGTTTGCCGCCTCACTGTCGGGGTTCCACTCCCGCAGTTCAGCAACGAGTTGTTCACACAGTTGCTTCAACCTCATTGTCTCACCTCCTTTCTTGCTTTTGCAAGCTTTAGCTTGCTTGCTTATATAATAAGCAATTTTCATGCCAAGATTGACTAAAGGCTAATTATGCGAAATCATTAGGCTTTTTAGATCAAGCTTTGCTTGGGGGAAGCAAGGAGTGACAATTTGCGGCAATTGAATGCCGAAATTGGGCAAAGGGCTGAAGCCGGACAGGGCAAAAAGCCGAAGGCTTCTAAATCAATTACAAGGGAAAAATGCCGCCAAGTCATCGAAATCATTAGCAAAAAGCTGAAGGGATGAACGAATTACAAGCTTTCTAAATCGAGATTTCCTCAAATCCCCAATAATTCCAGCAAGTTACGCATACTCTGCACAAACCCCAAAAAATGGGCTTATCTTTATCCAATTTTCCCCACGACACACACACA